CCATCAGTACCACCAACCGCGGGATCTTCGTTTGTGACTGTTATAGTAACACCGGAAGGAGCGTTTTGTACTTCAGTTATCTCACCAACTTGAGCATTAGAATTAGGTCCACCACCGACTCTATACTTTATTGTTAAAACTGTATTAGCTGGAGTTTCACCTAAATTTAAATTATTAGTAGTAACCAAATCACTAATACTTTGATTTACGGTTGATACATCTTGACCATTCAATGTCACCCCAGCTTGTTCTATCGTTGAAAATATACTTGTATTGGAAGAGCCGGTTACATTAAATCTATATAACCCATTCCCAAACATTAATTTAGTAGAATTACTATCCACATCAAATTTCTTTACAAATTTCTTATTTGTTTTTATATAATCTACAGTATAGGGAATTGATATTAATGAATTATCGTCAATACCCTCACCCTGGTCATATCCATTCTTATTTCTTTTAGCTGTGCTAAGTAATCTACTTCATACCACTTTTGCCCCGAACTATCTGTTACATTTAAAATTTCAACTATATTATTCTCACCCAAGTCTAATTCTAAAAATTTAGTCGGACTTGTAATTGTAAATGATTTAGTTTTAGTTTCTGCAGATATAGCTCTGACATATCTGGTTAAAGTATACCCCGTAGCTAAACCAGTACTATTAAGTCTCGGCGCACTAATAGGTGGAACATCTGGTGAACCCGAAATACTAAAATCAACATCATCAGTTGTCTCAAATATTAATTCACTATCTATGTTTGATTTAATTTGTAATCCAGGTGAAATTCTAGGTAATCCACTTAAATCAGGATTTCTGTCACCATCGACACCAATGTCATGACTAACTTTTAATCTAACAACTGATGGTGTTATGTTAGATGGTTTATACCCAAGAAATTCAGCTAACCTTCTTACATTTCTTTTTTCAGTAGCTGTTGATAATACATTTTCCTTATAATTGTAATCAATATAATAACTCAACACATCACCAACATAACTTGTTAATTCAATTAACATCATACCGGGAGAAGATTCATTAAAATCTTTATATGTATTTGGGAAATAAGATTTAGTATATTCAATTAAGTCAGCCTTGATTGAAGAAAAATCTTTACTTGTGTAGTTTATATTAGTTGCCATTTTTTACTCCAATGTAACACCCACAGATTCTAAAGTATTTGGTGCTCTAGTAATACTAAAAAGTATATTAATAATTATTT